TCAGTTGGGGTCAACATCATGCCTAATGAGTCAATTACAAACAATACCTTAGGACGTTCGTCTTTTTCTTTGTCTGCGTAGTCTTTTTTGTAGTCAATCATGAAATCACTCATAACTTTGGCTACATCGTCAATCATTGCTAAGTTAAGTTTTAGCAATTTTTCAGGACTGGTGTCTACGTCTAGTGCGTGTAACCAAGTCTCGTCTAGTGCGTTTTCAGTATCAATCAGCACAACAAAAATGTTTTGATCTTGTGCTTGTTTAACGATATTACCAGCCGCAATGTATGATTTACCTGCGCCTGATTCTCCTGCTAGTACTGATACTTTACCAAGTGGAATACCCTTGTTGAAGTCTCCACTGATTAGTTTGTTTAGTGTGTAATTACCTGTTGAAATCCATGTATCTGGATCATTAAACCCGACACTTAGTCCGGGTACCGCTTTGGTAATATTTTTGCGGAATTTACTTACGTCAAATGCTCTTGCCATTATTATCTCCAAAAAATGTAGAATAGGCGACTATTGCCGCCTATTATAGTTTTTACAAATTAGTTGCTACGGTTGCGAATTGCTGCAAGAATATCTTGCGCACTTGGCTTTTCAGCTTCACTACTTGGAGCAGGTGCTGGTGCTGCTGGAGCAGGTGCTGCTGGAGCAACATCTTTCCAACCAGTATCAGTAGTTGCTGCTGGTGCCGCTTCTACTACTGGAGCAGGTGCTGCCGGAGCAGGTGCTGCTGGTGCCGCTTTTGGAGCACTACCATTATTTGGCGCACTATTTGATGTATCAAGTTGAACGCCTGATGGGCGATAAAAATTGCCCCAACGTTCTGGATCATACATTTTACCATCAACACTTGCTTCAAACATTTCAGCAATTACTGCTAATTCTGATTCGCTTGGTTGCTTTGGAAGATAGTCATTAAGTGTATAAAGACCATGTGTTTCGATTGCAGCACGTTCGTTGCTATCAAGGCTACGTTCACGACGAGCCCAGCTACTTGTACCATAATCAGCGTACTGACCTTTAGTTGTTTTAGTAAGACGGAAGTCTGTACCACCTTCATAATCTGTAGGAAGTTCTTCAAAGTCACTGCTCATAAGAGCACTTTTAATGATATTAAAGATACTAGGATTAATTACGAATCGACGGATTGGATTTTCCGGTGCCGTCTCGTCGAGTGTTCCTTCAGTTACAAAACCTTGGAATACGTATGAACGCTTTTTCCAATACTTGCGACCCATGTCTTCAAGTGCTGGGTCTTTAAACCACTCACGCACTTCGCTGAGTACTGGGCAGCTACCAACTGGTCCCCACATTTCATTACAAGGAACATTAACAACACAACGACGTGAGTCTGGTTGTCCTTCAATTCCTTGAAACTCCATACGGATCATTTGACGTTCACGCCAAAAGAAAGTGTTGCTCGAATCCCCATCTGGAAGGAAACGAAGTACACTTGTTGAATTTTCTGGGATATTCCAAAACGGATAAATTGCGTTGTCTCCACCGCTTTGCTGTCCGCCGCCTTTGTTGTCTTGTGCCTGTAGTTTTGCTCTGATTTCTGCCAATGATGCCATAGTTATTTTCTCCTGTTTGCCTATGTGTGTTGCGTAATGCAACGTTTGCCTAAGTTTGCCTAAATGACAATGTACTTATTGTCACTAATATATAATACCTTCAGTCGTTTGTCAAGGAAATAATTTAGTAATATCGTAGTTTTCTAAAACTTTATTGATATCGTCTTCCCATTGATTCGTTTCTGATTGTACTTTCGTCTCACTTACTGATGGTTTTAACTTAGGCATCAGCGCTGCAAGTGCTTTTGCTGATTTACCCAGTATAGCATCGTCGTTGATGCTGTCAACCATTTTGCTTGCTTCTGCAAGTAAGTTTGACATTGTGCCTTCGCTCTCATCAAGAACGTTAGCAATATACTCCATCACTGCACCTAGTTGTGCTCGTGCTGAAGAATCCTCAAATGTGTGGTTCATTGGATTTTCTGGATCACTGATAATGTTAGTGCCTTCTTTCATCCAAACAGTTTTACCACTGTTTTCAACAATGCTTACAAGATTGTTGATTGCTTCTGATACTTTTGTATTATGTTCACGTACAGCTTGCATTTCTCTTACAAGTGACTGAACATAAGGTAGCGCACCTTCTACATTTTCGTCGAAGTGGTGGACTGTGAATTGTGATTTAATATCGTCTAGTCCATCTTCGTCTAGCTGTTCGTCTTTGCCTTCAAATTGCTCGAGCATAGAAGTATAAGTTCTAGCGCCCTTCATTTTGGTTAGCGTTTCACGGATACTGTTAATACGGGCTGCTACAGCTTCGACAATATCTGCGGTGTCTTCGTTAACAAGTCCATTCTTTTCACTATAACGTTTAAACTCTTTAAGTTTCTTTAATTCCGAACATTGTTCTGCGATATGACTGCCAAAGTCATCATGTGGTGTTCCGCCTGCTTGTACGTGACGTAGCATAGCTCTGCCGCCAGCAAGGTTATTACTTGGAAACTTATAACGTTCGCCTTCTGAATTCTCAATGTAGATAGCACTAATATTTCTACTACGTGATCCACGTTGTTCTTCGTTAACTGACTTACTATGCTTGATAACAAGTCTTGCGTTTTCTAGTTTCTGGTAGCTGCTTTTGCTACTACCGTATGCGGCACCGATGCCTTCATTTACTGTATCTTGATTCATATCTCTTACCTTTTGGGCTTGGTAGTCAAAGTCTTTTGGTTCAATGTTCTTTGTGTAATTTTTAAGTGTGTACTCAATGATACTACTGTTTGCTAAATTCTTAATTTGGTATAGTGTATCTTTAAGAAGTTTATGATCTGTACCAACGCCTAAACTCACTTTAATTGCACGAGTGTTATCTGTTTCATCCAGGTTAACCATAGTACCAGTATCAGTCATATAAAAACGGCGGGCTTTTGACGGATCGACAGTGTCGGAACCCTCGTCCGTAAATAATTTTAAACTGTGTCCATTGCCTTTGAGTATCTTAAATATCTTTTCGGCAATTGTTTCTGAACTTAACATTATTAAAAACTCTTTCTATTATAATGTATTTATACTAAAAATGAATTCACATCAGAAAGGAGAATGGCATGGGTGCTAAATCTTCTTCATCACTAAAGCTATCTTTAAGCTCGTTATATGTAACTTCATCATACTGTGCTACCTGTTGTGCGACTCTAACAACCAGCAATGCTGACATTACTAAGTCATCTGTTTCGCCTTCTTTTGCGCTATAACTAGCACCACGAGCAATGAATGTTTTTGTTTCACGCAGTAGTGTGCTGCTGGCAATTTCCATCTTGTCAGTTTCAATCCAGTTTTTAAATTTACTACACGCTGCTAACTTACTTTTATTTGTAGTAGTAAACCCTTTTCTATAGCTTCTGCTTGATCCAGCTCGCCTAGGTTCAGATATAAATGTGCCAGGTAAGTTTTCTTCACCCATCTCATTAATAACGACTAGTGCGGCTTCTCCCAGTGTATTATTTTCTACACTCCAATATATTTCAGCTTCAGGTGCTCCTGATTGTATTTCAACAAGCATTCCACGTAATATTCTTATTTGCTCTTGCACAGGAGTTTTATTGTGCATCCACTCTCCTACTTGTCGCATACCAGGAAGCTCGTATATTTGTATTGCGCTGTTGTCGCCACCCGTACCCAAACTTGGATCCAATCCAGCAATATAAGTTTTTCCATTTTGGAATGGTCTATACCAACGTACTTGCCCAGTTTTCTTGTATACGTCTTTGGTTTCCATCAACGACAACTTTACACTATCAATGAGTGTTTCATCAAAGGCAATGAATTCGTTTAGGTGTTCACGACGGAATCGCTCTTCACCAATTTTGCCTGTTTCTTCATTTGCCCATTCTTGGTCACGGTCTGGGTGATGTTTCCAATCAGCACTGTATGCTTTAAATCCATTTTTGCCAGTTTCTTTTTCATTACCATATGAGTCAGTTGTCTTTAGTGCTTCTCGCCAAATACGAGCAAATTGGTCATCGTCTTGGTTTGGTGTGCTTGTAATGATACATTTACCACCTGTACTAAGTGTTGGTGATAATGCTGTCCAGAATTCACGAGCAATAGTAGGTCTCACAAATGCAAACTCGTCTAAGTATGCTAACGATATACTTAAACCACGTCCAGTATTGTCTGTAGTTGCTTGAGCAATAATACGGCTACCATTGTCAAACTCCAGTGATCCTTTATTATATGCTGTAACACCAGCACGTATAAAGTTTGGTAAAAGTTCGTAAGCAAAACGTATACGCTGCATAATCTCTTGTGCGCCACTATACTTGTGCGCCGCAATTAGAATAGTTTGGTCTGGAATAAACAT